CGCTAAATCATTCACTTGTTCATTGGACACAACATCTACAAAATATATTACTAAAGTATTAGGAACTGATGTTTTTGATAAAGTTAAATCAGAATTCCCACTTTATGTACACGAGTCTTATCCGAATTTGTTAAAAACCGCATTTGATAAGGGATTAATCAGAGGTTTGAGTACTTCAATTGAAGTTGAAACCGATGGTAATAATTTCTTAGGACAATGGGATACTACTATATCACCTATGGTTGTTTCAGAAGTTAGAGGTGGTGAAGTGGCAGACTTATTTGAGGTGATTACAATTTCTGATGGAGAGTCGGCTAACTTCCAAGTAAAAATCACAATTCAAAATATTGATTTGGACACCGGAGATTTCGATTTGATTGTTAGAGACTTTAATGATACTGACGATAATCTTGTTGTATTGGAGAAATTCACAAGATGTAATTTAAATCCAGATTTACCTGGCTATATTGCTAAAAAAGTAGGTACATCTGATGGTGAATATGAATTACGTTCAAGATACATCATGTTATCCATGGCGGATAATCACCCGACAGACGCATTCCCTGCTGGTTTCAAAGGATTTAAAAATAACAGTGTATTTGGTTCAACAGGTAAATTAGGTAATGTTCTTTACAAAACACAATACTATTCTTCTGGTGATGTTATTACATATGATGTAAATGGTACACCAATTTTATCAAACGGAGATAAAGTAAGAAAAGTATCTTTAGGACTTTCTTCTCAAGTTGGTTTTGATAGAGATTTATTGAAATATAAAGGATTAGGTGCTACAACTGAAACTTTTGGTTTCCACCTATCTACCAACGCTTCCACTATAACAGGAGTAACATATCAGTGTACACCATATAATTTAGAAGGTGCAGATAAAGGACAATTAGAAAATATTAATTTCCGTAAATTTACTTTCGCAGTATTTGGTGGATTCGATGGTTGGGATATCTACAGAAATGTTAGAACAAATGGAGACGGATTTATATTTGGTAGACCAACATATGTAAATGGTCATACCACAAATAGTGGTGTATTCAGTTCTGTATCAGGTAATTCCGATTACTACTCATACTTAGCTGGTATCAATACATTCGCAAACCCTGAAGCAATTGATATTAACGTGTTCGCAACACCGGGTATTAACTTCTTTGACCATAGTTCATTAGTAACTCAAGCAATTGAGATGATTGAAAATGATAGAGCAGATTCACTTTATATAATTAACTCACCAAATAAAACAACTGCGGAAGAGGTAATTGATGATTTGGATTCTGTTGCATTGGATAGTAACTATTCCGCAACCTACTGGCCATGGATTCAGGTAAGAGATGGTGATAATGCAACTCAGTTGTATCTCCCACCAACAGGTGAAGTTCTTAAAAACATCGCATTAACCGATAACGTTTCTTATCCATGGTTTGCTGTGGCGGGTTACTCAAGAGGTTTGGTAAATGCTATTAAAGCATACAAAAAGTTAACTCTTGATGAAAGAGATGACCTTTACAAAAACAGAATTAACCCAATTGCGACATTCTCCGATACTGGAACAATTATTTGGGGTAACAAAACCCTTCAGGTTAGAGAGTCCGCACTTGATAGAATCAACGTAAGAAGACTATTATTGAGAGCTAGAAAGTTAATTTCAGCGGTAGCAGTTAGATTGTTGTTTGAACAAAATGACGAACAAGTTAGAAATGAGTTCTTGAGATTGGTAAATCCAATTCTTGAATCAATTAAGAAAGAAAGAGGTTTATTTGACTTCCGTGTAACAGTATCAAACGATCCAGAAGATATTGATGCAAACACACTTAGAGGAAAAATTTACGTAAAACCTACACGTTCTCTTGAATTTATTGATGTTGAATTTATCATTACTCCTACAGGAGCATCATTTGATAATATCTAATAAAAAAATAAATAAAATAGAAGGGTCCCAATGGGACCCTTTTATTTTTTAATAGTTGCCCAGTATTATATTAATACTAGACTAGTTTTATATTAAACTAGATATACTAGTATTTATTAATAAGTTAAGGAATATTCTGGAACTGGATACTGGGACTGGTAAAAAACTAACGAAAATTTTTCACAAAATCAAGTAAATTGAATCATTTTCGTAAAAAAAAAATATTTCTTGATTTGAGTATATTTATAAGAAAGAAAATAACAAAAAACTTAACAAATACAAAATGGCAGATTTATTAATGAAAATGCCGGTTCCTTACGAACCGAAAAGACAAAACCGATTCATCGTTAGATTTCCATCAACTTTGGGAATTAACGAATGGTATGTTACATCCGCTTCAAGACCTAAAGCAAAAATTAACTCAGTCCCAATCCCTTTCTTGAATACATCAACGTATGTTGCTGGTAGATTTGAATGGGAAGAAATGCAAGTAACATTTAAAGACCCAATCGGTCCCTCAGCTTCTCAAGCATTAATGGAATGGTTTCGTTTACATGCTGAATCAGTTACTGGTCGAATGGGATATGCTGCTGGTTATAAAAAAGATATTGAAATTGAAATGTTGGACCCAACTGGAGTTGTGGTTGAAAAATGGATTCTTCAAGGTACATTCATCACCAACTTAAACTTTGGTGATTTGGATTACTCAAGAGATGAATTGGCAACTATCACTTGTGGTTTAAGAATGGATAGATGTATCCAAGTTTACTAAAATAAAAAATCTGTCAAAGAAAGGTATCTCAAAAGGATACCTTTTTTGTTTTAAAACTTTACAATCAAGTAGTTATTAATTATATTATATTTTATGGAACAATTCGTAGTAGACCCAACAATTGCATATGATGTGGTTGAATTACCAAGTAGAGGTATTCATTACACATCTCAAAAAAAATCAGTGAGAGTCGCATATCTAACCGCATCTGATGAAAACATTTTATCGGCACAAAATCTTATTCAAAGTAATACTGTGGTAGATGAACTTTTAAAAAGAAAAGTTTTAGATAAAGATATCAGTGTTGATGATTTGGTTGATGAGGACAGACAAGCCATATTAATTTTTTTAAGAAATACCGCCTTTGGTTCTGAGTTTAATGTTTATGTAACTGACCCCAAAACCAATGAAGGATTCACAAGTAAAGTAGATTTAAGTGAAATAAAATTTAAAGAATTTACTTTAACTCCAAATGAAAATGGGGAATTTGCATTTTTTATGGAAAAATCTAAAGTTGGGGTTACGTTTAAATTTTTAACTAAAAAACAACAAAAGGATTTAGAGGAAATTGAAAAAAGTTGGAATGGTAATGGAGTTGCACCATTAGTAACCAAGGAATTGGAGATGATGATAAAATCTGTTGGTGGAAATAAAGAAATGATGAGTATTCATAATTTTATTCAAAATTTACCAATTAAAGACTCACAAGATTTCAGAAAATTTGTAAAAGAAAATAAACCATCATTAGATTTAAAGAAAACAGTAAAGACCCCGTCAGGAGAAGACATCCAAGTTGAAATTGGATTCGGGGTTGAATTTTTTCGCCCTTTCTACGGACTATAGTAAGGGACAATTAGACGAAATTTTATTTTTAGTTAAAAGAGGATTTTCATATAGTGATATCCTTCGTATGCCCATCTACATTAGGAGGTATTATATCAATTATATGATTGAAATAGAAAACACTCCTAAATAGTATTTATTATTATGGCGGATTTATTAAAACTTGCAAAAGAAAATAAGGTAACTGAATTTGAAAAAGAATGGGCAAATCAAAATAGTAAACCATATCCATTAAATACTAATGATGGTATGGCGGCTCAGTCTGAATACAATAGATTACGTTCATATGATACAAATACACCAAAACCTACCGCAGGTCCAAGTGGTACAATATCTAAGGCGGTATCAACACAGGGATTCACCACTGGATTTGGAATGATAAGTGCTGAGGCTGCCAACGAATTAATTGGTGCCGACCAAATTGCAAATGCCGCAATATCAATTGGAACTGCACTTTTTAGTAGTAAACCTCTAAAAGATGGATTAAAGGATTTATTCACCACAGGATTAGGTAATCTTTTTGAAGGTGCAATGAACATCTTAGAAAAAGAAGTTGAACTTAGAAACAAATTAAATGCACAAATTGGAATTGGAGGTGAGTTATCTAGAGGTTATAGAAATAATATTGTAGAGGCATTGGATGGTGTACAAGGTATGGGTTATTCATTTGATGAATTGGCCGATACTGCAATTTCAGCAACAAAAGAAACTGGAAGATTTTTTGTAATGAATGAATCTATCATGGAAAACATGGCAGTAACATCAAGAGCATTTATTGGTGATATGAAAGAGATGGGTCCAGTACTTAGACAATTTGAATTGGTTGGTATTGGAGCTGAAAAGACATTAGAAAATATAAATGAGGCGGGTAAATCATCACTGACATTAGGGTTAAATTCCAGAAGAACTACTGAAGAACTAAATAAAAATATTGGAAAATTAAACCAATATGGGTTTGAAAACGGTACTCAGGGTTTAAATCGAATGGTTCAAAAGTCTATTGAATTTAGAATGAACATGCAGAACGTTTTTGATTTGGCAGAAAAAGTAATGTCACCTGAAAAGGCAATCGACTTAGCTGCAAATTTACAAGTATTGGGTGGTGCTGTTGGTTCCTTGGGTGATCCGTTCCAAATGATGTATATGGCAACAAATAATGTCGAAGGATTACAAGACGCTTTAATTGGTGCCGCAGAGTCTTTGGCGGTATATAGTGAAGAAAATGGTAAATTTGAAATTACGGGTGTTAACCTTAGAAGAGCAAGAGCAATGGCAGATGAACTTGGTATGAGTTACCAAGACCTATCAAATATGGCGATTGCTGCCGCTGAAAGAACATCTGCAGCGGCAGATTTAATGGGTGCAGGTATATCTGTAGATGAAAAGGAAAAGGAGTTTTTAACAAATATTGCTAGAATGGGTAAAGATGGTAAAATGGTCATTGAAGTACCACCAATTTTACAAGAGCAATTAGGTAAAACTGTAGAATTAGAAGATTTAAATCAAACCACAGCAAGTGCAATTTTAGAAAATCAAAAAGCATTTGAAAAAATGGATGTAAAAGATATTGCATTAGAACAATTTACAGAAACCCAAAAAATGGCATTAAACATATCCCAAATTGCCGCCATGTTAAAGGTTGAATTTGCTAAGACATATAGGGGAATGGGTGCCGACATGGATAAATATGTCAAAATGGGTAATGACATGTTGGAAAAATATGTTACGGGAGAAGAAGCAAGTGGTGAATTAAAAAGTACTTTGGATGGATTCCGATCAGAACTTCAAAAGCAGGTTAGTGACGACCAAAAGAAAAAAGGGGCATCGGCAACACCACAACAACCATTGAATGTTAATAATACTCAAAACACGACACAAACACAACAAAATACACAAACACAACAAAATACAACTCCAACTACATTTGATATATCTGCAAATTCTTTATCACAATTGGCTGATAAAATAAAAGGACGACCAATTGAGGTTAATGTAAATGGAAACAACTCTAATCCTAGAGGATATCTACCTAATCAATAGATACTAAAGTAACTCATACAAATTCTAAAAATCAAAAATACATTTTAATTTTTTATCTATTTATTGATAAAACAAATCGATGCCAAGTTACTTAAACTTTGATTCTACTAAAGAATTACGAAATTCAATTTTAGCTAGAACTCTTACCAAACCAAATGGACCGCAAACTTTTACATCAAGTAATTATGCGATTCGAAGTTTAAGGGATTTTCCGAATGTAAATCCGGGTGATGTTGACGATAACAGAGGTGAAATGTTAAGGGTACCACAAACAAATAATGTTTATAAACCTACGAATTTCAATGTAACTGAGGATATTAGAACAATACCAAGAAGAGCAAATCTTAATTTATACCCATACTTTCAATTACAGAATCATAATTTAATTAGTGTTTTCAGACAACAGAATTTAACTAATGAATCAGAATTGATGAAGTTTGCGGGAACACACCTAGTATCAACTACTGGTCCCGTTTTTTCTAGAATTGCACAAAACATTG